TTGCCGAGCTCGGCAACTCTGACAGCGTGCGAAGCGTCATCAGTTGACAGGATAAAGAAGTATTCCCGGCCCGCTTCCAGATAAATCGGGAAGTCGAAAGTTGCGCGGGTAAATCCACTTGTCGTGATGTCCGTGCCTTTAATTCGCGTGCGGGTGATCACGTCGCGGCTTGGGAAACCATTATCGCCGTCGACAATTTCGACGGTCACGTCATTGGTGTCTAAACCCTTGACGGCAAACTGAACATCTAGCCCAGTTATGTGGCGGCCTTCCTCAAGCACAAACGATTGCGCCAGGGGATCCCAGTTTCTGCGTGGGGGCGGTGGGCTCCACCAGCGCCACGTTGTAGTTGTGGTCGTACGAGTAAAGTTCTTAGTGACCAGCTTTCCTTGACCCGTAAAGACTGCTTCGCCGAAATTGCCTTGATCGCCAAGAAATTCGACGTTCTTAGAACCGGCAGGAATGCCAGTCGGAACGGTAAAGGTGCCTGTGAGCGACCCGGTACCGTCTGCGACTTCGCCGTCATTGCCCAGGTCTTGGCCGTCAAAGGTGACAGATGTCAACGCTTCCCCGGCATCAAAACCAACGATTGAGAAATCAACGTCGGTTTGCCTCAGGTTTTTAATGTTGGCCTTTGTCTCATCAATAAGCTCAAGCACCGTCACAGGGTCGTCAGTCCGTGATTGGTCGCCCTCACCGCGTGTGGCAAACACCGGAGTGGCGTCCGTGACGTTGTCGTCTCCGTTGACCACCCACAGATCAACGGCAGGGTCCAACTCAATATCGGCTGGGATGGCGTCAAAATTCCCGTACGGGTTGACCGCCATGTGGCCAGTGAACAAGGTCTGAGTGATCAGCTCAACGTCTTGATAGGGCAGAAGCTGATGACCTGTGTTGTTTTGAACAGCCCTTACAGGTGCGCCACTTACTTTGAGCTGCAGCTGTTGATCGACGATGACGGCGTCTTGCGCGACGCCTGCATCCCTGAGATCTTCATCGAGGAGAGGATCAGCGAAAACGCCATACTTCGCCGTGGGCTCTCGTGAGCTGATGTCACGCTGCAAGCGCTCTTCAGCGATCACCCCGTAAAGCTCAGCGATTGCGTTTTTCATCTGGCGCTGTTCGCGCACTGAAATCGCTTTAACCCCGTTGTTCTCGACAACAGGACTCGCGACACTGTTCCAGATTTGCTTGTATTCAGCAATCTGAAGCACGTTATATGGAACTTGCGGCGCCACTGGGTTGAACGCGGTCGAAACACCCCGGACCCTTTGCAGGTATCCGTCAGGGTCCACCGTGATGGCGTCGATACGTGGCATTTTCCAGCTGTAATCAACTAGAACCAAAGTCGAGGCCACCGCGCCGGTTACATCGAATTCGCCATCGTCGGCGTTGATGTTTGTGACTGTGGTGCTGGTGAGGAACCGATAGGTCACGTCATAAGTAGAACCGGGAGCAACCTCAGCGCCTGAGGGGGTCCAGTCCACTTGGTCAGCGGTCAAGTTGTAATCAGTGCCGGCGCTATAAGTCGTGGCCCCTTGGGTCACGCTTTGAATGCTCAGAATGGAGGTGTCAGGCAGTTGATCCAACGCGCCAGAAAATGACCCATGGGTCAGAGTGACGGTTTTTTCTTCCTGAATCACCACATCATTGATCGAGCTCAATGGGAAGCGATTGACCGTTTGCGTGTGGGCAGTGATTCCAGTTGAAACCTTCGGCTCATTGTTGATCGTTTCGAGGTCTGGATCAATCGGATAGCTGACAGAAACTGATGTCGGCTTGTTGATCTTGTTGCCGTGAACGTTGGCGGTTCCTTCTGCAGCTGTGAAAACGTAATTTGTTTGCGTCGTGTCTTTGCCCAGGCAGGTGACACGCAAGCCGCTGACGATGTAGCTGCCGTTTGCGTCACGGTCATAGGCGGCGACCAAAGCCTTTGCGGCGTCCAGTACAGGTGGCGCCTCGCTTCTTACTAGCGCGCCATTTAGAACGTCGTAGACCCCGTAAAAATCGCCAGTCCCGCCGTCGCCTGACCAACCCCAGGCGAGCTCGCGCTTGGTGCGGCCTGCGCCGGGTTCTTGGTAGTTCCGGGTGCCGGTTGCAGGATCGCGAAGCGCTGCGTCTTCGAGCTCGGTGACAGTCGTCGTTGTTAGGCGAACACCAATTTGCAGGCTTCCAGTTGTGGGAACTGTGAAAGTTGCGCCGGAAACAGTACGGACGGCGCCCAGAACGTAGAGGCTGCCATATTGCAGAACGGCGACGCCAGTTTGTGCGTCGACTTGCGCCGAGCTGCCGCTAATGATTGCGCCGTCTTGAAAAAGACTGTTCGCAATGTTTGTGATCCGATCTGAGAGGATCGCTTGGCTTTCATTTAGCTCTGCAGATTGCAGGCCTTTGCTAGCTCGAAAAAGTAGCTCATCGTATTTGTCAGACGATGAAAATCGGTTGTAGTAACCTTGTAGGCTCATGGTTTTTTCCTTTAGAAGGTTAAGACGAACTCGAACGTTTCCCGAGTAGCCGGGGTGCGGATGATCGAGGCGGTGTGCTCCAAAAGGTAGAGCGTCCCCGAACTTGTGACCTCTGAAGCTGCATCAAAGAACATTTGACCCGAGGGCAAATTTCCAGCTGTGATCACATCCAGAAAGATTCCGGTCTCGCGAATTGTGGAAGTTGACGCATCAACAAAGTCCAGAGTGAATTTGCAATAGAGCAGATTGGTGTCTGCTGTGCTCACGTCATATCGGCCACTGGGGAGGCTGATAGCACCTTGGGAGGCGTTGGTCACAAAATCGACCTGGGCCGCTTTGCGATAACCGATTGCATCCTGCAGTCCAGTTGATGCGATGTTTTCGGGATCGACCCCGGCGGCATCCCATGCGGTTTGGCCTGCGCCAATACCGAGAAAAATGTTTCGGGCTTTGACAGAGGCAGCTAGTCCCGCTCGCCCTGTGGTTACAAGTGTGGCCAAGGGCTCACCTCCTTTGTTGTTTGCATTATATGGGCTTGGTTAAGTATGGGTCTCATGGACGCCCTCAACCACAAGGCTAGCAATTTGCCACCCTGCCATTCTGGCCCACATTTGATGAGTGGCCCAGGTTGTTGGATCTCCATCGATCCAGTCCTCTTCATACCACTCAGAAACGCTGTTTTCAGCCCATAGCTCTGTCGGCCAGTTGGTCTGATGCCATTCATTGGTTGAGTTATCAGTCCAGTCTGAGGTTGCTTGTGTCCAGCCTGGGAGATTAGGCCCGCCCCAAGTTCCGACGGCCCATGTCGGCTCAACATACAGGGCAACAGTCGCCGAGCGATAGCTCCGAACGTGTTGGCGGGTTGTGAAGCTTTGCCGGTTCTCCGTCGCCTGCGCGAAGTGATCCCGCTCGAAACGTTGCGAGGTTGGCCAGCCCAAGACCGAGTCAGTTTCGCTGAGTCCGTCTGTTGTGTCCGAGAGATATTGATGAGACTGATGAAAGCTGAGAACCTGCTCAACCTGTGGGAAGATTTTCCAGGTGAATGTGCTCCGCCAAGTGTCAGTGTCTGCGTTCGCGAAGTATTCCCCTGTATTCCAATCCTCAGTGTTCCAGGTGTCCCCATCGCTGAGGCTGTCGAAATAACTGGTGACAGTTGCCCAGCTTCCTGTTGCGTCTGTGCCCCAGGTGCTTTCAGTGTCTTGCCACTGGTCGGACTGGTCAGTGTGGAAGCTGCCGGCGCCGTAATGCTCGCGGGTGATCGCTTGCTCATTGACCAGCGGGATGAACTCGTCAAGCCGGGTTCGTGAGAGTTCAAAAAGATCGTCGTATGGAAGCGTCGCGAACCGCTCGCGCAGGAGATACCAGAAGCCACTTGGGTTGTGTGCCGCTGAGGTTGTCTGATGGCTGCGCTCGATCCGCTCGTCTTCAAAGTATCCAAGGGTCGCGTGAGTGTTGCCCAGGATTCCATCAGAGTCGGACAGGTGCCCGGTCTCTGAAAGCGTGAGCATTGTCCGGCTAAAGCCGAGAATTTGCTCAAGCTGTGGGTAGACCCGCCAGGCAAAAGTGTTGCCCCAGGTGTCGGTGTCTGCGTTGCCGAAATATTCGCCAGTGTTCCAGTTTTCGCTGTTCCAGGTATCGCCATGGCTGAGGCTGTCGAAGTAACTGGCGACGGTCTCCCAGCTGCCAGTTGCCTCAGAGCCCCAATTGCTGGCAGTGTCTTGCCATTGGTCTGACTGCTCTGCAGTTTGCAGCGCGTTTGTTGTGTGGTCCCTGCTGTTTGCTTGCTCGTTAATAAGCGGCGTAAATTCTGAGAGGCGCGACCGTGACAGCTCGAAACTGTCGTCGTAGGCATACAGGCGCGTGTGCTCGCGATGCGACGGCAGAAGCTCGACCGGAACGCCGAGCAGCAAATCATCTGAGTAGACGCCGCCCCAAACGTCTGTGATCCCGTGATAAACAGCAGTGGAATTGAATTGAGCTGTGAAGGTGTTCTGGAAGCGGACCGTTTGACGGCGACCGGCAGCGTCGTAAAGCGGGAAAGTAGCAACATCCCCGAGCGAATAATTGGAGTAATTACTGAAAATGTAATTATCTCGAAGCAGAACTTTTTGAGCTGTGATCGTTCCGGCCAGTTCGTCAACCTGGATCGACTCCACGTCAAAGCCAATCTCCTGACCTGTGAAGGTTCCGACAGCAACGAACGGCTCACCATTGCCCAGCGCGTGCCCAGCACCGTCGCCAAAGATGGTTTCGGTAGTGTCGTGGCGGTTGTTGAATGTGCTGTTGCGGTGGCTGAGGTAACTGGTGAGGGTCGCGTATGCAGGCGGATTGGGATGACCTGTCGAAGCGATTGCCTCTCCGTGTGCAAGCCTGAAAAGCTGAGATTGCGCTTGATCGTTAGCCCAGCCAAGCCACACCGAGCCGAGCTCTGTTTGGTGCTCAAAGCGCTCATTAATTTCTGTGAACTCAACCCGCGAGAGGTGCTCACTAAGAATGTGCTCGCCTGTTTCGGGGTTGGCTTCTGAGAGCAGAACCGCGCCATCGCCAAACTCGTCCAGAGACCGGGCAGGGAAACAGGCGTTTGTATCGCCAAGTTCCGAATAGTCGCTGAGATACATCCCAGCGCGGGCAAACTTAAGCGCGGGTTGGAATTTGTTCTGTAGTCCGGCCCAGTCAAAGACCTGGGTCCAGTCGTAGGCCGCTTCCCAGTCTGTGGCGTCATTCCACCACGGCCCAGAAACGCTGAAATGCAGCCGCGAAATAACTGAAGAAAGATCCTGTATGTGAAGCGTTCGCCAGCTGGTCTCGCCCAGCACAGAGTTGCTGAGATAAGTCCGGTCTTCATATAGCCCGTTAATCCCTGTGGCTCTATGAACGCCAAGGCTTGCGCCCAGGTCGCCAGATATATCGCCCTGTTCGTCCTTAAATTCGCGCCCGAAACTAAGCTGAGGCCATTCACTTTTGAGATATACCCCTGTGTGGTCGCAGAGAGTATCGAGGCCGCTGAGCTGGTGATTGTCTAGCTGAAAGCGTCGCCCGTCATACCATCCGCCATATATGCGAAACAGTGAAGATCGAACCGGGGAAGAGAGCCGGCCAATCTCTACAACTGAATCAGTCTGTGACAGGTCAACCGGGGCACTGTCGAGCCCTAGTTGGAACTGTGACCAGTTGATCGTATTTCCTTCTGATTCCTCGATCGTCCCGTCGTTTCCGATCCAGCCCAAAGCGAT